AAGCCAGTTAAGGCTTTCGATGTATGGATGGAAACAGTTGCCGACATTGATGTGAGCAACCAAGACCCAAAAGCCATACCGCTGGAAGCATAAATTACCTTCTAACGCTTCTGGCAATCGAGACGCGGATTCCTAAACAATATTGGGATGATGCGGAAGATGTCCTTACCGCTTTGGAGATATTGAAGGAGAGAAATGGTGGCAAGTGATCCGATTACTTATGATCGCGCTGAGTTATCAGGTATTCTCAAAGCCTTTAAGGCAATGGATGACCAAGCAATCCAAGAAGCAAGAACTGAAAGTAATGCCCTCGCAACCTACGCCGCCAATCAAATCAAAGTCAGCGCGCTGGGACGACAGGTCTCGGGTCCTGGTGTTCGGAGAGTCGCCGAAGGCGTCAGAATTAGCAAGTCATCCAAAATCGGTGAATTCTCATATGGCTTTGCATCTCAGAGGTTTTCTGGTGGCGCAACAACACAGAAGCTCTGGGCAGGTCTTGAATTTGGAAGTAACCGCTATCGCCAGTTCCCCAGAAGAACTCCCAATCGCGGACGCGGCAATTCTGGCTACTTCATCTACCCGACACTTCGCAAGATTCAGCCTGAATTAGTGCGTAAATGGGAAGAAGCCTTCGCTACAATCTTAAAGAAATGGGGATAACAAATGGCTGGTAATAGAACGCTTAAGTTATCTATCCTTGCTGATGTTGATGATTTGAAGAAAAAGCTTGGCCAAGGAGAGCAAGAAGTCAAAGGCTTTGGCGACAAGCTGGGAGAATTTGGCAAGAAGGCAGCAGCAGCGTTTGCAATCGCAGCAGCAGCAGCGGCAGCCTACGCTGGCAAGTTATTGGTGGATGGAGTTAAAGCTGCGATTGAAGATGAGAAGGCTCAAGCGAAGTTAGCCACTACTCTGGAAAATACAACTGGGGCAACTAGAGAGCAAATAAAAGCCGTTGAGGATCAAATCCTTCAGATGTCCTTGGCAACTGGTGTAGCCGATGATAAGTTAAGACCTTCTTTTGAAAAATTAGTTAGAGCCACAAATGATGTTGAAAAAGCTCAGAAATTACAAACACTAGCTTTGGATATAGCCGCAGGATCAGGCAAAGACCTAGACGCAGTAAGTCAATCATTAGCTAGGGCTTATGATGGCAATACTTCAGCTTTAAGTCGTTTAGGCATTGGCCTATCTTCTGCTGAACTTAAATCAATGAGCTTTGATGATGTAACGGCTCAGTTAGCAGAAACCTTTGGCGGACAAGCTTCCATTCAGGCAGATACTTTTAGTGGCAAAGTCGCAAGATTGCAGGTCGCTTTCGATGAAGCTAAAGAATCAGTCGGGGCTAGATTACTTCCTATTTTGACCAATCTTTTAGATAAATTCAATAATAATCTTGCTCCAGCAGTTGAGTCAATAAGAAAAAAGTTTGAACCGCTTACAAAAGCCCTAGATGAAAATAAAGAAGAATTTACTGCTATTTGGAATTTTTTGAATAAATATATTGTCCCCATTTTGACTGGTGCTTTAAAAGTAGCAGTAAATGGAATAGTTACTACATTTACTACTTTGGTAAATATTGTCGGTAAAGCGGTTAATTTCTTTGAGGACTTATACGCTGCTTATAAAAAATTTGTGGATTTTATTAAAAATAATCCGCTTAGTCAATTCTTGGGTAAAATAAATCCTTTTAGTAATTCTAGTTTTGAGACTTCAAGTTTCCTAGCTGCTGGTGGAACTGGTGAAGTTGATGAAGTTGGTCGTCCAGTCGTAGTCAGCGCAGGTGGCGGTGGCGGTGGCGGTGGTGGCGGAACTAGAGTATCAGCTCCTGATTTGCCAGGAACTTTAGGTGGGCCGAAGGTTTATACAGTTAGAGGCCGCCGCATATTAGTTCCAGCTGGTTTAGATGAAGCCGATGCTCAAGCTTATGCAAATAGAATTGCGGATAGCGCTGATAGGACAGATGAGTTGATTAGAGAAACCGCAGAGATCAGAGCAAGAATTGAAGCTAGAAAAGCTGGTAATGCTACAAATGTTTCAACCGCAGCCCAAGGAATCGTCATCAATGTTAATGCCCCATCCGCAATTGATACCGAGGGATTTACTAGATCAGTAATTCAGGCTCTTAATGAGAGTCAGTCCAGAACTGGCTCACTAGATACATTAGCAATATGACGGCTTGGAGTCCCGTTTATAGAGTCAAAGTAAATGGCTCAACAGTTACTCAAGCAACCTTAAGCGGGTTGAGTATTAGTTCTGGTAGAACTGATATTTATACTCAGCCTCTAGCTGGGTATTGCAGCTTAACCCTAATTGAAACGGCTGAAGCAGCCGTTCCATTTGAGATAAACGATGCAGTTACTATCGAAGTTCAAGATTCAAGTGCTGCATATGTCAATTTATTTGGCGGTTTTATAACAGATTTGGGCATAACAGTTCAGACTTCTGGTTCAACCGCTACCAGTCAGCAAATTAAGATAATTGCAGTTGGGGCTTTAGCGCGACTTGCTCGGGCAGTTTATACTGGCAACTTTGCTCACCAATTTGATGGAAACCGCATTTTGGAATTACTTAGCGGCGTTTTATTTGACCAGTGGAATGAAGTGCCAGCTGCGGAGTCTTGGAACGATTATGACGCAACTACCGAATGGCAGGATGCAGAAAATACTGGATTAGGCGAAATAGATACTCCAGGAGATTATGAATTGCACTCTGAGACTAATCTTAATGACACAGTTTATAATTTAGCTTCTAGGTATGCCACTAGCGGTTTAGGTTATTTATACGAGGATGCTCAAGGCCGAATAGGATACGCCGATTCAACACATCGCAGCCAATATCTAGCTACTAACGGCTATGTCGATCTTGATGGCAATCACGCCATTGGCCCAGCTCTTTCAATAGTCAAGCGCGCTGGCGATGTCCGCAACGCAATTACAGTTGGTTATGGCATTGGCAGTGCAGAGGTAACGGATGAGGATGCAGTCTCTATATCGCTTTACGGCCAATTAGCCACCACAATATCTACAACTCTTAGGCATCAACACGACGCTGATGCGCAAGCAGCCTTCTATCTACTTATCCGCGCCTATCCTCAATTCGCCTTGAGACAAATAACCTTCCCAATAGCCAGCGGTGAAATCGACAATTCAGACCGAGATAACCTTCTTAACGTATTTATGGGCCAACCGCTCAATATCATCAATTTGCCAGCCAATATGGTAAATGGAGAATTCCAAGGATTTGTAGAAGGTTGGACTTGGACTGCCAGCCTCAATCAACTTAACCTAACCTTGAATGTTTCCCCGTTGGCATTTAGCCTTCAAGCAATGAGATGGAATTCAGTTCCTGGAACTGAGTCTTGGAATACACTTAACCCAGCTTTATACTGGCTAGACGCTACAATTGTGGCATAGGAGACTAAATGGCAACGACAACTAATTATGGCTGGGATACTCCAGACGATACAGATCTAGTCAAGGATGGCGCAGCTGCCATAAGAACCCTTGGCAATTCTATCGACACTACGACCAAAAACCTGAATCCTGAGACAACCTTAGGCGACCTTGCTTATAGATCAGCAACGGCAAATGTAAAAACAAGATTGGCGCTTGGAACTGCTGGACAAGTATTGCGAGTAAATTCAGGCGGCACTGCTCCAGAATGGGCAGCTACGGCAGATCAAACACCGCTAACAACCAAAGGTGATTTATTTGGATTTGATACGGCTGACGCAAGAATTCCAATTGGCACTAATGGGCATATTCTTACGGCCGACTCTACTCAGAGTCTAGGCTTAAAGTGGGCTGCTCCTAGTGCTGGTGGCGGTTATACAGAACTAGCAACTGGTTCTCTTAGTGGCGCAACTACACGGATTCAATCCATAAGCGCAGACTACCGAGAATTGGTGTTAATAGTAAAAGGATTTAGACCATCAAACACTAGCCCATTAGGAAGAATGTATTTAAGAGTCAATAACGATTCAGGAAATAATTATTGGATAATGACGGCTGCTGCTACATCAACGGCTGGAAACGTATCGTTTTATGCTCTTGGCAATATAAACTATACTCAAATCTGCGACCAAATGAGCAGAACAGATTATACAGAAAGCATTTTAGTTGCAACATTTCCTGATTATGCAAGAACGGATACTGACCATCTTTATCGAGCAGATGTGAAATATACTTATTCACCCGATGCTGTTGGTTATATGACACAAGGTTTGATTTCTTATGTGCCATCAACACCAGCCGCAATCAATGAGATAGACATTTTTACTAGCGAAGGAACTTGGGATTCAGGTTCTTATATTCTTTATGGAGTCAAATAATATGAAACCTACAAATAAAATACATAATGTTGAAACAGGCGAAGTCATTGAAGTTGAAATGACAGATGAAGAATATGCTATTTATTTAGAAAACAAAGCAGCCGAACAACAAAGAGATTTAGAGGCTCAAAACAAGGCAGAGGCCAAAGCACAGGCCGAGGCCAAATTAGCAGCTCTCGGCCTCACCTCAGATGATCTAAAGGCACTCGGCCTCTAGGCTAGAACAATCTATAAAGACTATGGCCAAATTATGCGCAGCTGGGATTCAACTTCGGGAGCAAATCGATGATGATTATCCTGATCGCGATAGGAAGTCTGACGGCTGGATTGCTGACGCTAGGCATCTTGCTAAAGGTTCTTCTGACCATATACCAGACGCTAAGTCAGGAATCGTTAGAGCAATAGATGTAGATTCCGATTTATCAGCTCACAAAGAAGAGGCTTATGCGCTAGTTGAGAAGATTCGCAAATTAGCTAAGAAAGGCGATAAGCGAATTAAATACATAATTTACGATGGAAAGATTATGAGTCCCATACTGGGATGGAAGCGCAGAGCTTACAAAGGCGCTAACCCTCATCGGTCGCATTTCCATATTTCATTCACAACTTTGGGAGACAAAGATGGCAGTTATTTCAACCTCGAAGGAGAAGCTAATGAGCGACTTAAAGAAAATGGCAGAGAGCTGGGCAAAGACATTCCTAGCAACGGCG